CCCAGACGGTTCCCGAGGGGGCGCTCGCTCAGCAGCAGAGTGCTTTCAAGCAATCCTGCGTCCGCTGCCATTCGGGCGACGAACCCAAGGGCGGCCTGGACCTGACGCAAGCGCCGCTGTCGCCGGCGACGGTGAAGGCGATCAAAGAGCGGTTGACCGAAAGCCTGATGCCGCCGCGGGACTCGCCGGAGGGCAAAAACTTCACGCCAGAGCAGGCGGGCGCGATCGTCAGCGAGGCGATCGATCTGTTGGAGTGATCTCCGCCGTGATCGAAGTCGTGTACCTCTGTTTTGCCTGGGCCCTGTGGGCCGCGGCAGTTCTCCTCACCGAAAGGATTCATCCATGAACCGCTTTCTGCTCTGGCTGGTCTGCGGCGGCGTGATGTCGATGCTGGCCGCCTACGCCAATGCTTCGGATTGCCATCAACGGTACGCTCCCGTTCAGGCTGCCTACGTGGCCCCGGTAGTGGCCTACGCGCAGCCGGTGGTTGCGCCGCTGCAGCAGTACGCCTACACCGAGCCGGCCCAGGCGATCGTCCTTCCTGGGAAGGTGACCTACACCGCGCCCGTGGTCACCTACGAGCTGCAGCAGGTCGTGGGCTACGACTACGCCGCGCCGATCGTCGCGCCGTACGTGCTCCAGCAGAATGTGCAGCACGGCTACGGGGCCCAGCTTCAGCAGCAGAACTTCCACCATCACGCCCAGCAGTTCCGCCACCACGCCCAGCAGCTCCGCCAACAGCAGCGTCACGGGAATGGCGGATTGCTCGGCCAGATGCAGGACAACATCCAGGCCCGGATCGAGGACCGCCAGGAGTTTCGCCAGCAGGCCTTGCGGCGGCAAAACTTCGTGATGCAACTCCGGGCGAAGTAAATGACGACCTGCACCGAGCGAAGGGAGGCAGCGGTGGGAGATCTGTGGCAGCAAGTCGTCGTCGGCGTGGTGTCCACGACCTGCACGGCCGGCTTGATTGGGGGGGCCGCTTGGGCCCGCGCGTCGTACCTGCAGTTCAAACGGATGGCCACCTCGCTGGAGTCGATCGAGCGGAAGCTGCCGGCGATCGAGCGCAAACTGCCCGATCTGGAGAAACGACTCGTGGCGCTGGAGGAAAGGGATCCGTTAAGAAAGCCACATCCGCGTCCTGAAACATAAACACTTTCCTGGGGAAACCCCATGACCTATCGACTTTCCAACGCAGGCCCAAGGACGGGATCAGCCGGCGGCCGCGGGTTGGGCGAGATCCGCGAGGACGAAACGCTCAACGACGTGATGGTGCGGGCCGGCCACGGCTTCCGCACCAAGAAGGAGCTGCTGGAGGATGCCCGAAAGAGCGAAGCCAACGAAAGCGACGCGGCGTGACGATCGGCGCGGGACGGCCAATCAGCGCGGTTACAACTACGCCTGGCAGCAGGCGAGCAAGGCCTTCCTCGACCGCAACCCGCTGTGCGCGGAGTGTAGGAAGGAAGGACGAGCCGAGGCGGCCACGCTGGTGGACCACATCGTCCCTCACCGCGGCGATCGGCGGCGGTTTTGGGACGTGAACAACTGGCAGGGATTGTGTGCGGCCCACCATGCCCGCAAGACAGCCCGAGGCGAATGATCCTCAACGGGATCGCCGGTCGAGAGACGAAGGAAGGCATGGCGACGGCCCAGGTCCTCGCACAAACGACGGATGGCCTGCTCTTCGTGGTGGGCCGCCAGCAACGATCGACGGCAGTCCCAGGCGCCAGCGGCGCGGTACAGGGTGTCGGTGAGGTAGAGCGTGGCCAGGTTGCGACCGGCGCCGAGCGAGTCAACGTACACGCAGCCGCGCACCACAGCCACGTAGTAACCTGGCCCGAGCACTTCGAGAGCGCGAGCGGAATCAACAGCTTCGGTGTCGATCGTGGCCATGCGAATACTTTACCACCTGCCACTATGGCAGCAATCGGCGCCCCGGGGGTGTTGGTTTCTGGGGTGTGACTTTGCCCTAGACCGCACCGCAGTCACACACTTTTTTTGGCAAGTTTTTCGAGGGGGGTACCTGCAATGGGCAAGCGCGGTCCGAAGCGCACACCGACGGCGACGAAGATCGCGCGCGGAACGCATCGCAAGGACCGCGATGGCGATCCAAAGCTTGAGCCGCAGCCGGAGAAGATCAGCGCGCCTCCGCCGCCCGGCCACCTCGGCCGAGTTGGCCGCTCGAAGTGGAAGGACTTGGCGCCGCGGCTTTCGAAGATCGGACTCCTGACCGAGCAGGACCTCGACGCGCTCACCTTGCTGTGTGAGGCCTTTGAAGAGAAGGCTCGCTGCGAGGCGCAGCTCGAAAAGGAGGGCGAATACTACTGGACCGAGAGCGGGTACTGCGGAGTGCATCCGGCGGTGTCGCGCCTGCAGCGCACGATCGACCGCATTCGCAAACTGATGGCGGCCTTCGGGATGACGCCGGCGGACCGCGCGGGGATGAAGATTCAGGCGCCGGGCCAAGCGGCGAAGAAAGTGCAGACTCGCAAACGCAAGTAAGCCACGGATGGCGAAGCGCGATCGACTGACGAAGCTCTGGATCCGCAACCGCTCCGACGAGATCGCCGCGGCCAACGGCTGCCGGTTCGACGTGGAGCAGGCCGCGTACACGATCTGGTGGATCGAGCGTTATTGCCGGTTGTACGAAGGCGAGGGCTTCGCCGGCCAGCCGCTGCGGCTGCGGAGCTGCGACCAGGTGGACGCCCAGTTCCCGGTGATCACCGAGGGGACCTGGGAGGACGCTTCCCAGGAAATGATCGCCCGCGTCTGGGCCCACGCCGAGGCCTTCGCCGACGGCGTGGAGCTGGATTGGCAGTTCGAATGCTTCGCCCGCATTCACGGTTGGCAGAAGCAATCGATCCGCTGGAAGCGCTGGGTTCGCCGCTTCCGCCGCGGATCGGTTTGGGTTCCCAAAAAGTCAAAAAAAAGTCCGAGCCTCGCCGCCGAAGCGCTCTACCTCACGTGCGGGGACGGCGAACCCGGGCAGAAAGTTTTCCTCGGCGGGGTGGATGGCAAGCAGGTCAAGGAGAACGCCTGCAAACATGCGGCCGAAATGGTCCGCGCTTCGGAGGAGTTGGCGGCCGAATGCGAGATCAACGAAAGCGAAGGGAGCATTTACCACCCCGCCACGAAGTCGCGGCTGGCCCCGCTTACCAGCGGCCAGGAGAACCGCACCAAAGCCAAGGAAGGACTCAATGGCTCACTGATCATCGACGAGACGCACGTGGTGGACCGCGCGTTTATCAAGCGCGTCAGCCGCATGGGCATCTCTCGCAGCGAGCCCTTGCACCTCGAATTCTCCACAGCGGGCTTCGACCCGATGAGCTACGGCAAAGACCAATTCGACTATGGGGCGAAGGTCGAGCGCGGCGCGAAGGTGGACGAGACCTACTTCTACGCCGCGTACGCCGCTCCCCAGGATCTCAGCGACGACGAGCTGGCGAAGGATCCGCTCCGCTACGCCAAGATGGCCAACCCCGCGTGGAACCATACGATCGACCCGGTCGAAATCCTGGCGGACTACAACACTTCGAAAGAGTCCGCCACGGGGCTGATCGAATTCAAAGTTTACCGGCTGAACATCTGGGCCACGGCCGCGAAGACCTGGCTGCGGCCGACCGAGTGGAACGCCTGCCGCGAGAGTTACACCGAGCAGGACCTCGCCGGCCAACGCTGCTTCGGCGGCTTCGATCTGGCGAAGATTCTGGACTTCACCGCGCTGACTCTGGTCTTCCCGGTCGACAAGGATCTGTATCGCCAGCTCGTGTACTTCTGGCTGCCGGAGCAGACGGCCCGCGAGCGGGCGGAGCTGGTGGACTATCTGGGCTGGGAGAAAGCCGGGCACATCAAGCTCACCCCGGGAAACGTGGCCGACTACGAGACGATCGAGAACGACGTGGCGGCCCTGGCCAAGAAGTTCCAGATCGTGGAGCTGGCCTTCGACCCGCACAACGCCGAGGCCTCCACGCAGCGGATCAGCCAGCTCTGCGGGGTGAAGCGGTACGAATTTACGCAGTCGATGGCGACTTATACCGAGGCCACGAAGGAGTACGAGCGGCTGGTGAAGATCGGCGGCATGCGGCACAACGGCCATCCGGTGCTGGCGTGGCAGGCGGGGCACGTGCTGGTGAAGACCGACTGGAAGGGGCAGATCATGCCGATCAAGCAGCAGCACGGAGACATCCGCACGATCGACGGCGTGGTCGGCGGGATCATGGGCCTCGATCGAGCCATGAAGGCCTCGCCGCCGGCGAAGGGCTCTTTATTCATCTGCTAGGAGCGACCCGCGCATGGAAGTGCGAATCAACCCGGCCCCGTGGTTTGTGGATTGGATCCGCGGCTCGGAGTCGGACTCCGGCGTCACGGTCAACGGCAAGACCGCGCTGGAGTTCGCCCCGGTCTGGTACGCGGTCAACAAGATCGCGGGAAATATCGCGCAACTGCCGCTGATCCTGCACGCCCGCGAAGGGGACCGCGGCCGCCGGCGAGCCGTCGAGCATCCCAGTTATCGCCTGCTCAAGAAGCGGCCCAACGCGCTGATGACCGCCGCCGTGTTCAAGGAGACGCTGACCGCGCATGCGCTCCTGCAGGGGAACGGCCGGGCGGCGATCGTCCGCAACCTGCGAGGCGACCCGGTCGAATTGATCCCGCTGCTCCCGGACCGCACCGAGACCGTGATGGTCGAGGGGGAGAAGTGGCACCTGGTGCGGATCACCGGCCAGTCCGAGCCCCAAAAACTCCGCGACCGGGATGTGCTGCACATTCCCGGACTGGGCTACGACGGGATCGTGGGCTATTCGCTGATCGAGCTGGCCCGCAACTCCTGGGGCCTGGGCATGGCGGCCGAGAAGACCTCCAGCCACCACTTCCGCAACGATGCCATGCCCGGGGCGGTGATCAATGCCCCCAGCGGCGTGCTGACCGATGAAGCCGAGGCCGAGACGTTCCTGCACAAGTTCCGCAAGTGGCATGAGGGGATCAGCGGCGCCTCGCGGGTCGGCCTGTTGCGGGACGGGATGACCATCACGCCGATGGCCGTGACCGGCCGCGATGCGCAGTGGATCGAGCAGCGCCTCTTCCAGCGGCAGGAGGTCGCGCTCTGGTTTCTGCTGGAGCAGATTTTGGGGGACGACTCCAGCGTCTCGTACAACTCGCTGGCCGAAAAAAACCTGGCCTACCTCACCAACTGCCTCAACCGCTGGCTGGTGAAGTGGGAGGAGGAGTGCGACGAGAAGCTCTTGCGAGAAAGGGAGAAACTGACCGACACGCACTACTGGAAATTCGTGACCGGCGCGCTGTTCAAGAGCGACGTCAAAACCACGATCGAAGCCGGCGCCCAGGCGATCGCCGCCACGATCTTGTCGCCCAACGAAGTCCGCGAGTGGTTCGAGCTGAATCCGCGCGAGGGCGGCGATGAATACCAAAACCCGAACACCAGCAGCCAGGGGTCAGGGGTCGGGGGTCAGGGGTCAGGAAGTGAAGACCAGGCCCGGGCCCTGCTGGCCGATCGGCTCACGGACTTGATCGGCGTGGAGATGAAGCGCGTTCAGGCGGCCGCCAGGAAGAGCGGCAACTTCGTTTCCTGGCTGGATGGGTTCTACTCTGACGCCCGCTTCATGAAGACGCTCGCGCGGGCCGTATTGGCCGCCGGCGGCGAGGAGTGGCAGGTGATCGAGCACTGCGACGCGTCGAAGCAGCAGCTCCTGGACGTGGCCGGCAAGGCCACGCCGGCCGAGCTGGTGGCGAAGGTCGAGGCGGCGATCGGCGCCTGGCCGGCCCGGGCCGAAGCCTTGGCCGGTGAGATCCTTTCCGGGGAAGGGTGAACTCTATCACGAGGTGAGAGACATGGAAGTCAACACCACGCAGCTCCAGCGCGGCCTTGCCGCGACGGCCGAGGCGCTGGCGCGGTTCCGCATGCCGCGAGTCGTCGTCCCGGTTTTCCGTAAGCCGCTGCTGCGGATCCGCATTCATGCGCCAATGACCGCGGCCCAGCGCGAGGCGGAAAAGAACCGCTGCGCCGATTGTGGAATCGACATCCCGCGCGGCCGCGCCGGCCGCACGTGCAAGGAATGCCGGTCTACGGGTTAATTTTCCGCCCGAAAGTATTCCGTTTTTCATTCCGACCCTTACGCAAGGATGCGACCATGCCCAAACCTTCCCCGATCAACATCGCTCTCCCCAACCGCTCCCACCATGCGCCGCCGGCGGCGCAGCCGCGCGGGCTCCCCGTGAAGGCGGCCGCGGCCGAGGACCCTGAGATCCTGATCTATGACGAGATCGGCCCAGGCTGGCTGGGGCTGATCGACGGCGACTCCGTCGTCCGGGCCCTGAAGTCGCTCCCTGTGGGACACCAGCGCGTCGTGGTGCGGATCAACTCCGTGGGCGGCAGTGTCTTCGAGGCCTTCGCGATCTATAACGCCCTGGTCCGGCACCCCACGCCGATCGCCGTGGAGATCGACGCCATCGCCGCCTCGGCCGCCTCGGTAGTCGCCATGGCCGGCGACCGGATCCGGATCGCGCAAAATGCGATGATGATGATCCACCAGGCGTGGACGATCGCCTGGGGGAACAAGGAGGAGCTGGCCCAGACCGTCGTGCTGCTGGAGAAGATCGACGAGTCGATTGTCGCCACCTACGCCGCTCGAGCCGATCAGCCGGCCGACGACGTGCGGGCCTGGCTGGAGGCCGAAACGTGGTTTACCGCCGACGAAGCGGTCGAGAAAGGTTTCGCGGACGAGATCGGCCAGGAGCTGCAGGTGAAGGCCTCCGTGCCGGCGGGCCGGTTCAAGAATGTGCCGCAGAAGCTGAGGGAGAGCGGAGAGCGGAGAGCGGAGAGCGGAGAGCCAGAGTCAGGGGTCGAAGGTCAGGGGGCAGGGGTCAGCGTGCTCCGCGAGCAGATCGCCCTGGCCCGCCGGCGGCTGGGAGTGTGAGAAGGGAGTAGCGAATAGCGAGTAGCGAATAGCGAATAGGGAGTCATGGATGACGGCCTTGCTGCTGCTGGCGCTAGCGACGATCCCGGTGGGGGCGCCGCTGGTCGACCGGGTCGACCTGATCGAGATCGATCACGTCTACCGGTGCTGGTGCAGGCCGTGTTTTACGACTGGTCGCCGCGCGAGAGCCGCCACCAGGTCCGGGCCTGGCGGCTGCTCAAGGACGAGTGTTATCGGCCGGTTCTACGATTTCGGTCGCCGCCAGTGGGTGATGCTGTTTCCCGACGGGGGCCTCT